CGCCTTCATTAACGACCCAATATACGTCAGGATCACTTAATTTTAATGCTTCAGAACTGCTATCGAATTCGCTAGCAGCCTCGAAGACTAGATTTACCTTTTCTTCAATTTCGGACAGAAGTTCGAAACAAGAAAATATGATAAATGTGTTCACTAGAGCGTTCGAAGTCTTTTCAGACTCCCCATTACCTCTTAAAAAGTACATCAATATGTGATTTAACTTGGTATCCCTCGTTAATTCATCATTTTGTTCTGATATATATTTTGTTAATGAATTCATTAACAACTTAATGCCAGTACGATGTTTACTAATATAACACAATAATACTAATGTTAATACAACATTTCGAAGATGATTACCCCTAACTTTATTGTTACGGAATATTTCTTCTATCGGGATTAGGGCGTCAAAACCCCTTTCCTCTAAATGTTCGGCAAGCTGAGGCAAATCTAATATATTTTTGCCTACAGCCCTACAGATATTAGCAGAAATTCTACTAACATCTTGGCCGTTGTTCAAGTTCCTTGAAACAAATTCGCCGCAGAGATTTATTTCTGTTGCCAATTTTGTTTTAGGAATAGCAATTTCCATCCCAAGATTTTGGGTATAGTAATTTCGAATTTTGGAATCCGGGTCGTAACACCAAAGGTCATCACCAACTTTGTTGATGATTCTTTCGTGTATGTTCATATTATAATCTTGCTCGTACAGCATCTCTAATAAAATTAGATCTGTAGCCGTAGCAATATCAAATGAACCTGCAGTACCCATTCCTTGTCCCCTATTATATTTAATAAGGGAGTCGGAACCTTTTAATTCCCAAGAACAAGTAACAACTAAACCATACCACGAATCGGCTATTGATTTACCGTACCTCGACAACATGAATTCATATTGTAGAGAATGTGGAAAAGCGTCTGTCCATGATTTAATATCATACGACGCTATGCCTGGCTTTATCCAAGTTTTTAACTTGTTAAAACCCTCGGCGTGGTTTTTGTTTGAAGATACGTTTCTATAGCGATGTGCTATAAAACGTTGTACGTCTACCATTATAGGTTCCAAGATAACCTGTGTCCAGTAATCACTAATAGCGACTAAACGACACTTGTTACCAGAATCAGCTATGGTTGTGATATATCGCAACCTAGATCTGTCTTTTCGGGTAAACCCTTCTGAAATTTTAGACATATAAATATATAAGTCATTATTTCCGGTAGCCGTACATAAATCTTTAAAGTAAGTAGTATATACCGAATTAATTAAAGTGTATGCTTCTACGTCCGCGGTTTGCCACTTAGGTTTGCCGTTAGGTCCGTTTTTAAGCACCCTGGTTGTTGGCTTAGATATAAGCTCTCCAACTGGGATTCCTTTATTAATTTGACTATCAGAAAGAAAAGTTCGAAATCTAAGGATTTCCTTTGAGTCGACTTTAAATTCTTTCACAATGTCGGAGATATCCGCATTGTTATTCCCTTTACATAACCGGTTAATATATAAGACAGATCTTATTATTTGGTCACTGATTTTACAATTGTAATCTCGGACCCTTTTAAAATAAGGACGAAGTAAATTAAATTTACTAGGCCATTTGTCTGTTTTACCGGTAGCCACAAAAGCTAGAGGTTCAGGATTCTGTTTCTCTAGTAATCTGATTGCATAAATACGCAAATCAGTAAAACGTTTAGTGCCGTCCACAACTTGATGGTTTTTAATCAACTTGTCATGGTAAGCAACGACTTCGTTTATGGCATCTGATACATTAGGTATTCCTAATTTTTCAGATAGTGCGTTTATTGTTATAATAAACACGGGAGGTACATTTAAAATTTGTCCTGATAATTGAGCTATTGACTTCGTGTCAGGTGATTTAGCGGTTTTAGGATTAGGATTACCTTTTTCTAAATCGCTGACACTTTTAGAACCTAAATTTTTATTATTATTAACTTGTGAAATTTTACGAGTTTTAGTATTTGAATTTTTGTTTTTATTTTTATTTT